GCCCAGCCCGAGCGCACCGACGCCGACCGCGCCGGCCACCACGTCCGAGCCCACCGAGCCGAGCACCACGCCCACCCCAGCCGAGGCCGCCGAGCTGGAGCAGGCCGTCAAGGCGTACACCGCGGCGTACTTCGCGGGCGACGCGGACACGGCGTACGCCACGCTGTCCGAGCGCTGCAAGGGCAAGGTGACGGCCGAGGCGTACGGCGCGGTCGTGGAACAGGCCGCGGCCGACTACGGCAGCGGGCACCCGGCGACGGAGGTACAGGCGGACGTGTCCGGCGACCTCGCGCGCGTCACGTACCGGGTGGAGGGCCTGCCCAAGTTCGACCAGCAGGCGCAGCCGTGGACGCGCGAGGGCGGCGCCTGGAAGTACGACGCCTGCTGAACCCCCGCACCACCCGGGCCCCGCCGCGCACGCTGCGAGCGGGGCCCTGCCGTGTCCGCGACTTGCAGACCCCAAGATCCTGCGGCCGTAGAAATCCGTACCTTCCACACCAGGGAGGTGCGGTGCCACGGCGGAACGCGAACCACGATCTCGGCCTCGTGCGGGCGCGCGAGGCCGTCATCCTGCGCACCCGCGAGCGGCTGGAGTTCCGGCAGATCGCCGAGCGTCTCGGCTGCGACGTGAAAAACGCCTACCAGGCGTGGCAGCGCGGGTGCGCCGAGCTGGCCAAGGAAGCCGCTGACGCGCACGGACAGTACCTCGGCGAGCAGCTCGCCAATCTGGACATCGCGATCAACTCGCTCATGCCTAAGGTGCTGAGGGGAGACGTCCGCGCGAACGAGGCGCTCGTCCGGCTCTTCGACCACCAGGCCAAACTGCTCGGCCTGTACGCGCCCGTGAAGGCGAACGTCACCGTCACCGACGAGATGACCGCCCGGATCAAGGCACTCGCCGAAGAGATCGCCGAACTGGACGGGGCGTGACCATGCACGCCGCCGACCTCGACGCACGCCTCGCCGGACTGTCCCCGGCCGAACTGGAACTGCTCGAACAGGAACTCGCCGCGAAGCTGTGGCAGAAGCGGTGGGGCCGCTGGACCCCCTACCCGTGGCAGGTACCGCCGGACGAGATCGAGACGCTCGGCTGGTGGCTTCAGCTCGGCGGCCGCGGCACCGGCAAGACCGACGGCTGCGCCCGCTACATGGTGGCCCACGTCAACGGCCCACCCTGTGACCCGCGGCTGCCGGGCGGTCACCGCATGGCCATCATCGCCCCCACGCAGGGAGACGCCGTCGAGGCCTGCGTCAACGGGCCGTCCGGGTTGAAGGCCCACGACCCGCGGGTGCTGCTGCGTACGACGGCCGGCGGCACATTCGCGCGCTGGCCGTCCGGTGCCGAAGCCAAGCTGTTCGGCGCGCACACCCCCGACGACGTCGAACGCCTCCGCGCCGGCGGTAACAGGTGCCTCGTGTGGATGGAGGAGGTCGCCGCGCAGCGCCGCCTGAAGGAGGCGATCACGCACTCCGAGATGGGTCTGCGTATCGGACCGAACCCGCACTACATCGGGTCGACGACGCCCAAGCCGCGCACCGAACTGGTTGAGCTGACCCGCTCTCCGAAGGTCACCGTCACACGCGGCAAGACCCGCGACGCGATCCACCTCCCTGAGGAGATGCGCGCCCACCTGATCGCAAAGTACGCCGGCACCCGCATCGCCGCACAGGAGCTGGACGGGATCCTGCTGGAGGACATCGAGGGCGCGTTGTGGTCCCGCGGCGGGCTGGACACGGCCCGGGTTGGTGCCGCGCCGCCGCTCGTCCGCGTCGTGGTCGCCCTCGACCCCGCGGCCACCTCGCACGACGAGTCCGACGAGATGGGCATCATCGTCGCCGGGCTCGGCCAGCAGTACATCCCGGACAAGAACGGGTTCGCCCGCCAGCACGGGTACGCCCTCGATGACCTGTCCGGCCGCATGCCCCCGGTGGAGGCCGCACGGCGGGCGATCCGCGCGTACCACGAGCACCGGGCCGACGCCATCGTGGCCGAGGTCAACAACGGCGGCGAGTGGATCGGCACCGTCGTGCGGCAGATCGACCCCACCGTGAACTACCGCACCGTCACCGCCAGCCGCGGCAAGGTCACCCGGGCCGAGCCGGTGGCCGCGCTCACCGAGCAGGGCTCGGCGCACATCGTCGGCTCACTGCCCGAGCTGGAGGAGCAGCTGACCACGTGGGTGCCAGGCGACGCCTCACCGGACCGGCTCGACGCGTACGTGTGGGCCCTCACTGATCTCATGCTCGCGCCCGCGGGCAACATGGCCGGATAGGAGACGACGCAGATGGGACGCCTTGCAGACGCATGGGCGGGACTGACGAAACGGTCGGCCCTCGATGCTGTGCGCGAGCAGCGGCCGGTGACCTTCGCGTCCGCCGACTACGCCCGCAGCATGACCCTGGAGCTGGACGCCGAGTCCCGCGGATGGACGCACTCCGCCGTGGCCTACCGGTGCGTGGCGCAGATCGCCGACAACGGCTCCAGCGTGAACCTCGCCGTGCGCCGGCCGGACGGTTCGGTCATTGAGCAGCACCCCGTGACGCAGCTGCTGAACAAGCGGCCGAACCCGCAGCTGTCTTCAGCCCGGACGCTGAAGTCCGTGTGGCTCCAGCAACTTCAGTTGGCCGGGCGGTCGTTCGCGTTCTGCGACCGCGGTGACTCCCTCGACCCGAACGCAGCGGTGCAGGCCATCTACCCAGTGTTCGACCCCGTCGAGGTGTACGTCGCCCGCCGCGAGGCCACCGACCCCCGGCCAGCGGACGTGATCGGCTTCGTCATCAACCGGGCCGACGGCGTGCGGGTGCCGGTCCTGCCGGACGAAATGCTGTGGTTCCGCTTCCCGCACCCGTTCGACCCGATGCTGTCCGTCGCCCCGTGGAAGGCCGCGAGGCACGCGGTCGATGTCGACGCCTTCGCGCGTGAGTGGCAGCGCTCCGGGCTGGAGAACGGGGCGCAGCCCGGCGGTGTCGTCTACCTCGGCGACATGTCCCCCGACGAGTTCGTCAAGGCCAAGGCGTCGTTCCGGTCGACGGTGGAGGGGCCGGCCAACGCACGCCGACACCTGCTCGTGGCCAGCCCTCCCGGCTCGCCCGGCAAGGGCATCGAGTACGTGCGGCTGGGCCTGACCGCCGAGGAGGTCTCCTACCTGGAGACCCGCGTTCAGTCCGCCGAGGAGGTCATGCTCGCGTTCGGTGTGCCGCGAGACCTGCTGATGGGCGGGGTGACGTACGAGAACCGGTCGGCGTCCAAGACCGCGCTGTGGTCGGACACGATCGTCCCGGCGCTGGAGATCATCGCGTCCGAGATCGACCGCGTGCTGCTGCCCGCCAGCGACGAGGAGGCCGAGTTCGACCTGTCCGGCGTTGAGGCGCTGCAAGAGGCGCAGGACTCCGTAGCGAACCGGCTGCGCGCGCTGGTGTACGCCGACATTGCGATGATCGACGAGGCACGGGCGGCCGTCGGCTGGGACCCGCTCCCCGGCGGAATCGGTGAGCACACCCTCACCCCCTACCGCGCGCAGTTCGCCCCCGTGCAGGGCGCACCCGGCGGCGACGAGGCCCGGTCGTGGGACGCCGATTTCTCCCGCATCCCGGCCCCGGCACCGGACCTGCACGCCATCGTGCGGCAGGCCGTCGCCGAGGCCGTGCCTGCCGTCGTCGCCGCGCTGACGCAGGTCGACGCCCCACCGACGCCCCGTCGCGCCGAGCTGACGCGCGCAGACGACGCCCCGTCGTCACCGTCTGTCGCCGAGGTCAACGCCGCCTATGACGAGCTGGAGGGCAGCGCCCGCCGCACGGTGCAGACGCTCGCCCGCGAGCAGCGCGAGCGCGTGCTGAGGGACTTCGACCGGCTGATGGGCAAACCGCAACGCAGCGCGGCGTGGCTGGAGGAGACCCGCGCGCACGCCTGCGCCCTCGCCCGCGAGCAGTCCGTCACCCTCGCCCCGCCGGACCCGGACGTGGTGCCGGCCGCCCGCATGACCGAGCTGGACGTGGCGCAGGGCCCGGACGGGTGGGAGCAGCGCGTCAGCCTGCGCGACCTGTTCGACGGCCGGTCCTGGCGACGGCGTACCGCGGA